GTGGGACTTCCAGAAAGAAATGCTCACATCTTTCCATGATAACCGCTTCTCTATCTGTAAACTGCCTCGTCAGGTCGGTAAGACAACCACATCGGTAGCCTATCTGCTTCACTATATCCTTTTCAATGAGATGGCAACCGTAGCTATTCTCGCTAACAAGTCTGCAACCGCTCGTGAAATCATGGGCCGTCTCCAGCTGGCCTTTGAATACCTGCCTCGGTTCCTTCAGCAAGGTGTCAAGGAGTGGAACAAAGGCTCACTCGAACTGGCCAACGGGTCTAGATGCCTCGCTGACTCCACTTCAGGTTCATCTGTTCGTGGTAAGACTTTTAACATCATCTTTCTTGACGAGTTCGCATTCGTACCAAATAACATCGCAGAGGCCTTCTTCAACTCGACCTATCCTACCATTTCATCTGGTAATAGCACGAAGGTCATTATCGTATCCACACCAAACGGGCTGAACCTGTTCTACAAGATGTGGTCAATGGCTATCGAAAAGAAGTCTGACTATCTACCAATTGAGATCCACTGGTCGATGGTGCCTGGTCGTACTCAGGAGTGGAAAGAACAGATCATTCGTAATACGTCCGAAGACCAATTCCGTCAAGAATTTGAGTGTGAGTTTATCGGTTCTACGAATACACTCATTCATCCATCTAAGATTCGTTCTCTGGTGTTTCATAATCCTGTTGCTAGAGAAGGTGACCTGCATATCTATGAGCAACCTTTACCTCAAAGAACATATGTTATGACTGTCGATGTGGCTGAAGGGCAGGGGCTTGACTACTCAACATTCTCTGTCATGGATGTGTCTCAGATACCATATAGGCAGGTGGCTAAATATAAGAACAACAAGATATCACCTTTCTTGTTCCCTACACTGATCTTCACGGCCGCAAAGAAGTATAACGAGGCTTTCATTCTGGTAGAAATCAATAGCATCGGTCTTCAGGTCGCAGACATTCTACACAACGAACTCGCCTATGAGAACCTCATTAAAATTCGAAATGCAAAGGGTAAGGCTGGCCAGCAGGTCACCCCAGGCTATACCAAGCAGATGCAGTATGGTGTCAAAACATCGGTACAGACCAAGAAGATTGGTTGTGCCAACCTCAAGTCGCTCATAGAGAACGACAAACTGATAATCAATGATGAAGACACCATCATGGAATTGACGACCTTCTCAGCCAGCAAGGCTTCTTTTGCAGCCGAAGAAGGTAACAATGATGACCTTGTTATGACTTTGGTGAACTTTGGATGGCTCACGGCTCAGAAATACTTCAAAGAAAGTGTCAATTCTGATATCCGTAGAACCCTTCAAGAAGAACAACTACACATAATGGATCAAGACTTGGTACCTTTTGGAATCATAGATAATGGACTGGACGATATGGGTGAGAAAGACGCGCAGGGTGACTATTGGTTTGAAGATAGAAAGAAGAAATATCTTTTTGATGATATGAGTTGGGATTGGCGTGCCAAGTTATAAATCTCGTTTTTTCTAAATAATACAGGAAAAGTATAATACTTTCTATAGAGGAGAATTACAATGGCATTTCAATTGTCAGCAGGCGTGAACGTATCAGAAATCGATCTTACAAACATCGTTCCTGGTGTCTCTACGTCAATCGGCGCTTTCGTAGGTAACTTCAACTGGGGACCAGCAAATACGGTAATAACAGTTTCAAGCGAGACCGATCTCGTTAATAAGTTTGGTAAACCAGACAGCAACACATTTACTTCATTCTTCACGGCCGCCAACTTCTTGTCATATGCAAACAATCTCAAGTTGGTTCGCGCAGCTAATGGATCAATGAAAAATGCAGGTACTGCCATAGGAAATACTACAGGAAACAACATAGTTACGATTTCTATTCCTAATCAAGATTACTACAACGCAAATTACCTAACTCTGGCAGCAGCACCCACAGGCAATTCATTGAATATACTTTTGGGTCAAACAAGTATGACCAATCTTAACTACTTTGTGGCCAAGTATCCTGGTGATCTTGGTAACTCATTGAGAGTTTCTCTATGTGCTAATACCTATGGTTTTACAGGTAATACAACAAACCTGGCTCAGCAAGCTGCATGGGCATACGCCACACAGTTCCCATCTGCACCGAGCAATTCTGTTTTTGGTTTAGCCAATAGAGCTATCAACGATGAAATGCACATTATTATCATCGATGAAGACGGAAGAATTAGTGGTACAGCCAATACTGTTCTTGAAAGATGGGGTTATGTTTCTAAGGCTTTCGACGCAAAGAGTGAAGATGGCTCTTCTAACTACTATGTAAACGTACTCAATGACCGTTCTAAGTATGTTTATGCAGTTAATCATATCGCCAATTCAAATTGGGGCTTAACAGTAACATCAAATACCGGTACTACCAATTTCAATGCTGGTGATGCTTCAACTTATGAAGCCTCATTGACTAATGGTACATATCTAACCGCAACTGATGCTGAAATAACTGGTGCCTACTATCAAAACTTTAGAAGTGCTGATGATATCGATATCTCATTGATTATCACTGGTGCACATTCTGCAACAGTTGTTCAAAACGTAATCGATAACATTGCAGAGAATCGTAAAGACTGTGTAGTTTTCTTTTCACCACCATCCGCCAACGTAGTAAACAAAGGTGGTAGCGAAGAAACTGGTGTAACAGCATGGAAAACCAATACCGTTGCAAGATCATCTTCATATGCCTTCATGGACTGTAATTGGAAATATCAGTTCGATAAGTACAATAACGTCTATCGTTGGGTACCTTTGAATGGTGATATTGCTGGTCTCTGCGCTCGTACCGATGAGCAGCGTGATCCATGGTACTCACCAGCCGGTTATAACCGTGGTCAGATCAAGAATGTTGTAAAGCTTGCATGGAATCCAAATAAGACGCAGAGAGATACCTTGTACGCAGTTGGTGTCAATCCTGTAGTGACCTTCGCTGGCGATGGTACTGTTCTCTTTGGTGACAAGACCCTTCTTGCTAAACCATCAGCTTTCGACAGAATCAATGTTCGTCGTCTGTTCATTGTTCTCGAAAAGGCCATTGCAAGAGCATCTAAATACTCGCTGTTCGAGTTCAACGATGAGTTTACTCGCGCACAGTTCGTATCTCTCGTAGAACCATTCTTGAGAGATGTTCAAGGCCGTCGTGGTATCTTTGATTTCCGTGTAATCTGCGATACCACAAATAATACTCCTGAAGTAATCGACCGCAATGAATTCGTAGGTGATATCTATATCAAGCCTGCTAGAAGCATCAACTTCATCCAGCTTAACTTCGTAGCTGTAAGAACTGGTGTTGCTTTTGAAGAAATCGTTGGTAGATTCTAATAAATAACATAGAAAAGGAGTAATAAAATGGCTTTCAGAATCCAAGATTTCAGATCAGCACTATCAGGAGATGGTGCGCGCCCAAATCTTTTCGAGTGTAACTTGATTTTCCCAGCCTTCGCCACAAGCGGCGGAGCTGGTAATACAGGCGGCAGTGCGGATAATCTAGGCGTATCTCAGAAATTTACATTTATGGCTCGTTCTGCACAGCTACCTGGTTCCACAGTGAACCAGGTTCCTGTCAACTATTTTGGTCGCGAAATCAAGTTCGCAGGTAACAGAACATTCCCAGAGTGGACTGTTACCATCATCAACGACGAAGATTTTTCAATTAGAAACGCATTTGAAAAGTGGATGAGTGGTATCAACTCACATGTTTCCAATCTAAGATCAGCCCAGTTCAGTAATTCACTCGGCTATACTACAGACGGAACCATCACACAGTACGATAAGTTAGGTAACAGATCAAAGAGATATATCTTCAGAGGTATGTTCCCAATTGACGTATCACCCATTGAGATGGATTGGGGTGCAAACGACTCTATCGAAGAGTTCGCAGTAACCTTTGCCTATCAGTGGTGGGAATCTGATACTACAGAAAACGCTTTCAGAACCGCCTAATTAATACTATATGACGGAGGGGACTTCTCCCCTCCGTAAATCTTCGGAGTTTTTTCTTTATGGCAACCCTATTCGGCTTTGAAATAGGCCGTAAAAAGCAACAGATAGAAGACATTGCAAACAAGACGTTTGCAGTACCGCAGAATGATGACGGTGCGGTAACAATTCAATCTGGCTCTTATTACGGTACATATGTTGATCTTGATGGTGTAGTACGAAATGAAATTGAGTTAATCACTCGATATCGTGAAATGTCTATGCAGCCGGAGATTGAAACAGCAATCGATGAAATCATCAACGAGGCTATCGTCAATGATGATAAAGATAAAGGTATTGACCTTAACCTTGATGATCTGAAACAGCCAGACCAAATCAAAAAGAAAATTCAAGAAGAGTTTGACCACATACTCAAGCTACTCGATTTCAGTAATATGGGACATGATCTGTTTCGACGTTACTATATCGACGGTAGACTATTCTATCATATCATCATTGATGACAAGAGACCTACACTAGGTATCCAAGAACTCAGATATATCGATCCTCGTAAGATCCGTAAGATTCGTGAGATTCAGAAGACACGCGAACCTAAGACAGGTATGGAAATTATTAAGCGCCAGAATGAATACTACCTCTATAATGAGCGTGGTGTTATTGGTGCCCACTCCAATCTAGGTGCTAAGATTGCACTCGATTCGGTAGTCAACGTCAATTCAGGTCTCATGGATGCCAAGAGAGCAATGGTTCTCTCATATCTACATAAGGCCATCAAACCACTCAACCAGGTAAGAATGGTTGAAGATGCTACTGTTATCTATCGTCTCTCCCGCGCACCTGAGCGTCGTGTGTTCTATGTAGACGTTGGTAATATGCCGACCATCAAAGCCGAACAGTATCTCAAAGACGTAATGACCAAGTATCGAAACAAGCTGGTCTACGACTCATCTACTGGTGAAATCAAAGATGACCGTAAGCATCTTTCTATGCTAGAAGATTTCTGGCTTGCTCGCCGCGAAGGTTCGAAGGGTACAGAAATCACTACACTTCAAGGTGGTATGAATCTTGGTGAGTTAGAAGACGTAAAGTATTTTGAGAAGAAGCTATACAAGTCTCTTGGTGTTCCTTCATCAAGACTAGAACCATCTCAAGGTTTTTCTCTTGGTCGTACAACAGAGATCACCAGAGATGAAATTAAGTTTGGCAAATTTGTCAATCGACTTCGCAATAAGTTTTCTGCATTGTTTGATGATCTTCTTCGTGTTCAGTTGGTACTCAAGCGCATCTGCACAGAAGAAGAGTGGAAAGAATTCAAAGAAGATGTATGGTATGACTTCAAGAAAGACAACAACTTCGAAGAACTCAAAGAAGCCGAACTTCTTAACAACAGACTTGGTATCCTTCAGCTAATCGATCCTTATGTTGGCCGTTACTACTCAATGGAATGGGTAAAGAAGAATGTGCTACAGCTGGACGACGAAGAAATTGAAGAGATAAATAAACAGATTGCATCGGAGCAAGCAGCAGCCGCACCTACAGGTCCCGTTGATGCTATGGGTAATCCAATGGATCCAAATGCAATACCACCTACAACAGCTCAGGCCGCCGCAGCTGGTGGGCCACCTCAAATGAACCAGATGCCGGCTGGTGCTCCACCAACGCCAGCCGGTGCTGTTCCACCACAACAAGAACAGCCACCTTCTAAGTTTGAATTGCAAGAAAACGAATTGGAATTTGCCTGATGTTGAAGAAATTTAATGACTTTCTCAGTGAAGATTTAGGTGGTGCTTTAGTAGAACCATCATCGGCTGCATCGGCACAGGCTAAGAAGCTAGGTCTACAGTATGTTGGATTTGGTCGCTATGAAGATCCAAAGACTCAGCAGATTACACATATCGTACAGAACGAGAGATTAGTACCATTCAGTAAGGCTGTCAAGAGCAATACATTCAAAGCAGCCAGCAAAGACGATTACGGTACATATACCAAGCAGAAGATGCCTGAGATAGAGCAGATGCAAAACTATCTCTTAGATTACTATAAGCCTGAAAAATTCAAAGACGAAGAACTCAATGCTATCGAAGACTATACCGCAGAGAGTTTCTATGATGTCAACCAGAAGCTATATACATTACCAACTGGCATCAAGGCCAAAGATATTCAGCCTGAAACTGAGTATGATGATCTACCACAGACAATAGCTAATCTCGACACAGCCCTTAGTAAGATGAAAACACCAGTAGAGTTTCTTTCATATGTTGGTCTAGGTACTAAGTATAACATCACAGACTTTGTACCAGGTAAAACTTTTGGATTCAAAGGGTTTCGTTCGACAACAATCAATCCTAATATTGCATTGAACTATAATAGCCGAGTCAACAAAGACCTTCAGAGAAAACAGACAGTCATGCTACAGATCCGTGTACCTAAAGGTTCGAATGGTCTATTCGTAGAAGACTTCTCTGCCAACCCTGGTGAGTCGGAGTTCTTGCTACCAAGAGGATCGAAGGTAAAGATAGTTGGCGGCCCAAACAAACTAGTAGGTAGCAATGCCTATACAGGCGATTCTGGGCTTGAGGTACTATACTTCGATTGTGTCCTCGTTAAATAAATATACTGATAAGGAGTTACCAAAATGCACATCCAAGAAGCTGTCAAAAATATTCGTGAGAAGAAGCTTGAGCAGATGAAAGAGAACTTCAATTCCGCTATCACGGAGAAGGCTGTTCAGAAGCTTGAAGAAAAGAAGATTGATATTGCGAAAAACTACTTTGGGCAGAAGTAAGAGATAATGAAAAAGATTGAACAGATCAGAGAAAACTACGATCTCATCACCGAAAAAGATGAGTCTGATACACGCAAGCTAACATCGCTTGTTCGTGCTGGTTTGTTCGATCAGAGTAAACTACCATTGCTTAAACGAGCATTACAAAAAGATCCTTCTAAGCTAACAATGGCTGAGCGCAAGGCCTTGCTGGATCTTCTCGACTCGCTCATGTCAGAAGTTCTTCATTCAAATCAGGTCTATTCGAAGGTCAAGCAATCTGTCATGTCCGATAAGGATCTACATGAAGAGGTTGGTAATCTAGTTTCACCAATCGATGGTAAGCAGAGTAGACCACTCAGTTCGAAGATAGACTTACCTTATATGCTCATTATGAAGCGTAAGGCTGTTCGCGTATATCCAGGTAATGAGAGAGTTGGTCTCTACTACATTCAGGCTCTTGATAGATATATCACAGTACCTTTTGGTCCAGGTGTATCGAACATGAATGAAGGTGTAGATTGGCAAGGTGCAGCAAAGAGTGTCGATTCATATAGTGGAAGTCTAAGAAACCGAGTATTTGGTAAACCAGCTTCTGGAAATTCTAGTAAGTTTAAGAAATATGCTGAAACAAATCCAGAAAAGGTCAGTAGAAAGTATTACAGCAATCCCGATGATGCTGAACATAAAGAGTTGGCTAAAAAAGCTCAAGGTACATTAAGCAATCAACCTTTGAGTATAAGAGCCGGTTTTGCTGTTGGTCAGGCACTAAGAGGTGCTTTTGGTGCCCACACATCAAAAGATAATACACCAAAGCAATCTAAAGAAGCACCTAAGAAAGTAAGCGCACCACGCTCTCAAGGACCATGGGGTCAAAGACCTACACAAACTACTCCTAAAGTTACACAGAAACCTGCTAAGGTATCTGCACCAACTTCAGCACCAAAAGTATCTGCACCTAAGATGGCATCAGTATCTGGTAGTGCAACAGGTAACTTTGGCGGTTCTATGTCAGCACCTATGACTGCAAAGGCATCTGCACCTAAGGCAGCTAAACCTTCAAGAGAAGAAAAGAGAATTGCAAAGCTTCCTGGTATGGGTGCCCAACCAAAGACTGGTGATTTTCCACAGGCCGATAAGAAGGTCAAGACATTCTCGACCAACACTCAGCTTACACAAGCAAGAGACCTCACACCTCTCGAAAAGAAAACTGGTACAGTAAACCCTGAGAAGCAACTGCCAAGAAAGAGATATGCTGGTATTGATCCTAAAGTACCAGGCACAGGCCCACAACCATCTGTTGGTAAGCTCAAGGCTCCTGGCAAGAGAATGATGGCCAAGCTAGAAGAAAAAAGACAGGTCAATGAAGTTGCTCAAGTAATAGTTCCCGCTTTAGGTGCTGCCGCAACAGTGGCTGGTGCAGCAGGAATAGCACAGCATATCTATAGAAATAAAGGTGATATTGGTGGAGCTATTCAAAAAGGTATAGAAACAGGAAAACAAAATTTTACAGGTAATTTGAAAAAGATAAAAGATACTTTTTCTACACCTGCACCAGCAACAAAGAAGAAAGTTAATCCAGGCAACGTAATGGCCAAGGCGGCCAAAGATGACTTTGATGCGTCACAGAAAACATCTTCTTCCGAATTTTCAAAGCTAGATCATGTAGATACCCCTGCAAAGGCAGAACCTGCTAAAATTGATGCTGCAACGACCACTGTAAAAGAACCACCAGCAGTTGTGACACCTCCAGCCGATGTTATAGCAGCTCCTAAACCTCAAACTGATGCCGATACGGGAATTAAAACTGCCGCTGTGGCCGGAGGCGCCACTCTTGCTGGTGCTGCCGCATCTAGCGCAGCAAATGCTAGAACACAGGCAAAAGCTCAGGCAAAAGCTAAGGCAGACACAGCAACGAAAGCCAAGACAGAAAAAGGAAAACCAGGAAGAGGTAGACCTAAATTTTCTCTTCCTCCACCAGATTTTGGTGGTAAAGGAGATGACACTAAAAGTTTATCTCCAGGAAACTTTAATCTAAAGGCTCATCTTGTTGAACCTAAAGGTGATGTTCAGACTGGTTTCAATAAGAGAGCCGAGAACGACTATCGAAAAAGCCTCAAGATGTCAGAAGATGCTAACAGCGCACCTACTATCAGTAGATCATCACCAGTTTCATTCAAGATGTCAACCAAGTTGATATCACCTGGTAGAAAATCTGTTGTTACTGGTTATGACAAGAAGGCTGAGAACGACTATAGAAACTCACTGAGAGAAGATGTTTTCACTACACTGAAGGATATGATTAACAACAATGTGACGGAAATGCAACTAAATATAGGTGAAAACACAATAAAGATAAATAATACAATAGCTACCAAGATTGTCAATGTGCATGAAACCTTGAACGAAGACAATCAGAAGAAGATGAGAGACATGCTAAATGAAGGTGATGTCAGTTCATTCAAGAAGATCCTCGATTTTGCAGTAAGGCAGTAAGAAATGGCAAACATAGTAACTTCACAACTACTAGTAGATAGTACTAAGAGAACATTGATTAGGTTCAATATCAGTTCAGATGGAACTACTGGCAATAACTCTAATAACCTTCTATTGAATGTCTCTCAATTGAGAGGTGCTTTAAATGCCAACGGTTACATTATGAACTCAAATACTCATATGAAATCTACCTATAGATTGTCAATCAAGAGAGCATTTGGTGCCGCGCACTCTAATGGATTTTTCAAACTTAAATGGCAGAGTGATTCAAACAATGATATCTTGATTTTTCCACAAGGTTCTTTTGACTATAACTTTGAGAGTATGGGTGATGGTGCTGTAATTCCTCAACCAACAAACGAAGCCAATCTAAATGGTAATCTACTATATTCCACACACGGTCAATTATTTAATGACTCTTTAACATTGTTCCTTGACCTTCGTAAAGACGCAAGAGACTATGATGCAGGTCAGACAGCCGATCCTGTAGCCTTCAACTTAGGCCCAGCACGTTAATGAGTATCATAGCAGCAATTCTCAATAAAAATTATGAAGAGGCCAATTCTCTCCTTGAAGAAAATTTCCATATTATCATGGAAAAAAAGATGTGTGAGATGAAGAAGGCCGTTTCTGCAAAACTTCATAATGATGTGAATGAGGCTGATGATCCTATGGTCAAAAACCTACCACCTATAAGTCAAGATGGTGTTGATCCTAATCGTACAGCAAAACTTGCTTCTATGGCACAGTCTCAACCAGGTAAAACTTCTGCACCTACACAAGCTGACAAACAAAAAGCAACTCAGTTCGAAGAGACTGAAACTGGTGAGGAAAGTTCAATGGCTCGTTCAGAGCTAGCCTCTATCACAAAAAATGCCAAGTCTATCATGGCCAAAATTAAAGGCAATAAAGAACTAGAAGCATGGACACAATCTAAGATTACCAAATCAGCAGACTATATGACTGCCGTATCTGATTACATGGATGGTGAAAAGCTAGATGAAGCTCGCACCAAAATCATCAAGGCTCGTATCCGTAACGGGCAGATTCAGCGCCGCAAGAAAGTATCTAATGTTCCAGGTTTCACATTGCGTGGTGGTCAATTAAAACGCATGTCAGCCGCAGAACGTCGCGCCCGCAAGATGGGTGCAAGAAGAGGAAAAATTAAGCGCAAGGCGCATATGACCCAAACACTAATGAAGCGTCGTCGCTCATTACAAAAGAGACAGAGATTAGGGCTATGAAACTCATCGCAGAAGAAGTACTAAACGTAAGATACCTTGTCGAAGAAAAGAACGGCAAGAAAGAACACTTCATCGAAGGTATCTTCATGCAGGCCGAAAAAAAGAATCGTAACGGTCGTGTATATCCAATTCAGACACTATCAAAAGAAGTGTCTCGCTACAACTCTGAGTATGTAAATAAGAACAGAGCATTTGGTGAACTAGGTCATCCTGACTCACCAACAATCAATTTGGATCGTGTGTCTCACATGATTACAAACCTTTATCCTGATGGAAACAATTTCATGGGTAAAGCTAAGATACTAGATACTCCAAATGGTAAGATCGTGAAGAGTCTATTAGACGGAGGAGCAAGTTTGGGTGTGTCAACAAGAGGCGTAGGGTCTCTAAAGCCACACAACGGGTATCAACTCGTCCAAGATGATTTTCATCTCGCTACAGCGGCAGACATTGTAGCCGATCCATCAGCACCAGAGGCCTTCGTAAGAGGCATCATGGAAAATGCAGAATGGATTCTTGAAAACGGTAAATGGACACAAAGAGAATTTTATGGTGCCAAGAAAATAATTTCTGAAGCACATAGAAATGATATTGAGAATGTAGCACTGAAGGTTTTCACAAACTTCCTCTCAAAACTTTAAGTTATATAAATACAATAATACAAAGGAGTATTCTAAAATGGGTAAGTCACTTACAGAAACAGCAAAGGCGATCCTGATGAAAGAAGGTGTTGTACCTTCTGTCAGTTCGTCAGATAGCAATCCAGACCGCGACGTAGCACTATCAACACCAAACAAGGCCACACTGCGCCCAGGCTCACAGGGTCCAGAAGGTCGTTTCTCTACACCAGGTTCTACACCTCCATCTGGTGGTGCAAGCGTAACTGTTGAGCAACCAAAATCACCAGGCGCCGGTGAAAATGTTGGCGCAAAGGTTTCTGCTGGTCAGAAGAAAGACACAACAATCAAGGGCGCCGGTAATGCTGGCGAGAAGTCTAAGAAAAAGGCTGAAGTCATGGAAGAAGACAATGAAGTTGAAGGTGAAGTAGTTGCTGAGGCCACTCTTGAAGAGCAGGTTGAAGCCTACATCGAACAGCTTGTTGCTGAAGGTCACGATGAAGACACAATCATGGAAGCCATCGAACACTATTTCGGTGAAGCACTTGCAGAAGAAGCTGAAGAAACAGATGGTGGTTTCGTAGCAGAAGAAGATGAGTCATACCAGGTAGACATGTCTGAGCATATCGAAGCTCTCTTCGCCGGCGAAGAACTATCCGAAGAATTTAAAGAAAAGGCTACAGCAATCTTCGAAGCTGCTGTATCACAGAAGATTCAAGAAGAAATTGCCGCTCTCGAAGAAGCATATGCTGAAACACTAGAAGAGCATGTCGCACAGATCGAAGAAGACCTTTCTTCCAATGTAGACGATTATCTCAACTATGTTGTTGAGCAGTGGGTAAATGAAAACGAAGTTGCTATCGAAGCTGGTCTTCGTTCTGAGCTAACAGAAGAGTTCATCTCTGGCCTACGCAATCTATTTGCAGAACACTACATCGACATTCCAGAAGATAAGGTTTCTGTAGTAGAAGAAATGGGTTCAAAGGTTGCTGAACTTGAAGAGAAGCTCAACGAAGAAATTGAGCGCAATGTGCAGCTTACAAAGTATCTCAATGAGTCTAAGCAGAGCGAGATCGTAGCAGAGCTATCTGAAGGTCTTACTGCAACTCAGGCTGAAAAGCTAAAGTCCCTATCTGAAGGCATCGAATTTACTTCTGTAAATGAGTATGCTCAAAAGGTCAATATCCTAAGAGAAAGCTATTTCACTGGCAGCACAGTCAAGAACCAGCATGTTCTCGACAACAATGAAGTAGAAAACAATGGCGCTGGTATGATCTCAGAAGACCTTAATGGTCCAATGGCTGCCTATGTCAGAACTCTTGGCAAGAAGCTTCCTAACTAAAAACGGAATATTATAAATACTATTATAGTAAGATTTCAAAGGAGAAATTAAATGTATCTTACAGAACAACTAGAAGCAAAGTGGTCACCAGTTCTCGACCACGATGGTCTCTCAAAGATCAGAGACCCATATCGTCGTGCAGTCACCGCCGTTATTCTTGAGAACCAGGAAAAGGCAATGGCTGAAGAAGGCCGTATGCTTAACGAAGCTGCTCCAACCAACGCTGGTTTTGGTGGTTCGGGCGCGGTTGCTGGTTACGATCCAATCCTCATCTCTCTCGTTCGTCGTGCGCTTCCTAACCTAATCGCATACGACATCTGCGGCGTTCAGCCAATGAACGGCCCAACCGGTCTTATCTTCGCAATGAAGAGCAGATACGGCAGTCAGACTGGTGTAGAAGCCCTATTCAACGAAGCAAATACAGCCTTCACAGGTCAGAACGCAGCATTTGGTCTTACAGGTACTGGTTCTCATGCTAACACCAACCCAGTAAATGATCTTTCAACAAGTTCTACATATACTACTGGTAAGGGCATGTCAACAGCCCAGGCCGAAGCTCTTGGTGATTCTGCTGCCAATGGTTTTGGTGAAATGGCATTCAGCATCGACAAGGTAACCGTAACTGCCCGTAGCCGTGCGCTAAAGGCTGAGTACTCAATGGAACTTGCTCAGGACCTTAAGGCCGTTCACGGTCTTGATGCTGAGACAGAACTTGCTAACATCCTTTCAACCGAAATCTTGGCTGAAATCAACCGCGAAGTCGTTCGTACCATCTATCGTTCAGCAACAGCTGGTGCTCAGTATGGCGTAACAACTGCCGGTACTTTCGACCTTGACACCG